GCTGGACACTTTACGACTAGAACGATTCAAGCCCTCAAGTTGGAACATGGGGTTACGTCCGCCAAGAGCCGCCATCAAGTAAGTCAGCACCGTGTCTGCTACAGCGCGAGTGTCAGCGATTACTGCTTTTTCACGGAACTGTGTAGCGTCTGGTGGGACATAAACATCGTGCGCCCTGTCCGCCTCTTGCCAATGGTCATATCTTTTTTTAATTTTATGGTACGACATGTCCACGCAGGACTTTACATAATCTACAATCCTGCGTTCTTCATCTTCCGTCAGGTCGTCGGAAATGTCTTCATAAGATGTTAGCTTCTCTGCCAGACGGGACAAATTAACAATTTGTCCGTCAGTCGGTGAGAAAGCATAATCAGCGCTATATAATTTTTCATCAGCCATGTTGAACACTTTGCCTCAAAAGTTAGTTTTGGTCGTCCCGACAGGTGTTATTCACCCCACCCTTTGAATATAGAACTACCTAATTTAGACGACAGGCTGTCTTTCGCCCTTGTTACATCCTGAAGTAAGGAGTTGCCCATAGTTAAAGAGCCGAACACTGTTTCAGGGGTGACAGCCTGTCTACTAAGAATATCTACTGCCATAGATAATGCGTCCACTTGGTCGTCATGTCGTCCGCTTGGGAACGAAACACACTCGTCCACAAACGTATCTAACCAGGGAGCGCTCTGCGGCAGATACACTCTGCCGCCCTGTATCATTGGCGTGATACTATTCACACGAGACACCTTGTCTGACTGAACCTTGTAGGGAACAACCGCCATGCCTGACTCACGCCGTAAGTCTTGAATGATGGATTGGCCAGATGCCTTATCTTCAATATATATAGCGCGCAACCCACTGCCTCTCCACACTGCGTTTATAGAAATAAGACGCTGTCGTAACTCTGGGAAGTCCCACCTGCCACGATGCACGTCTACTACATATATATCGCCATCTTGAGAAAGGCCTGCCACCACAGCTACGCTGTAGTCTGCTGTTTCAGTTTTCTTAAACGCAGTATCGGCCGCAATAATAAGCGTCTGAAACTTTTTAGGGTTCAAGTCTTCTGGGTAGTAGCGCCACCACTCTGACTTCAATATATTGCCGCCCTCGATATACGGTTTTTGCTGATAGAGCGAAGCAAAGTCTCTGGGGTTTAGACGCTCACGTCTACGCAACTCTTCAAGAGGAAATCTTTCTGGCCATAACGCTACTTCAGTCTCTTCTGATACGTACCGTTTGGCTGGCGCTAAGTTTGATAACTCCCCAGACTCCACATACATTGGGTGGTCTTTAGCAAGATTTCTTCTGCTTACCTTTTTACCCCCTACCTTTTTAATGGCTGGGTAATCAAGGTGCATCCACATACCCTCTTTCCAGTCTTGCGTCTCCATGAGACGCCCAGCTAGGTCGTCTGGATGCCACCTAGTAAGAATAACAATCTGACTTGGGAGTCGCCCTTGCTTATCTGGCTGTAGTCGAGTTGATAGGGCCGCAGTATAGAAGTCCCATATCTTATTACGCTGGGTTGCGGACTCAGCGTCCTCACGAGACTTAACTGGGTCATCAACTATAAGAAGATTAGCGGGACGACCTGTGGTCGTGCCGCCTATACCCACGCCAAAGTAAGCTCCGCCCATTTCTGTACGCCAAACATCTGCCGCTCGACTGTCGCTGGCCATGGTAAAGTCAGGGAACGCCTGTTGAACTTCTACACCGCTAGACGTATCGCGGACTTGCCTACCAAAATCGCTGGCCAGCATCGCATTGTAAGAGCATGACAAGATATATCGCTCTGGGTTCTTGGCCATATAGTAAGCAGGAAACAATACGGTGGAGAATGTGGACTTAGCGTGTCGAGGTGGCATGGTCACTAGTAGGTTTCTGGCCTTACGCCCGTCCGCGTCCTCCAGTATTCCGCGTTCAAGCAAATCCAACTTCTTGATTAGGTCTAATTGAAAGTCGGCCAGGTCGAAGTCGGGGTGTATTAGTTTAACAAACCCAAGAAACGAGTTTTCTGCATCTTTAATCTTTAGTAGATGCTTTGCCGCTTCTTTTCTGGAAATGCTCACCGCTTAAATCCCTTCTTCAAAACGCGAGACCCCTTTATCTCATTGGCAACGGCCTTATCGTGGATAGAGTCGGCCATAATCTTAAAGAAGTGGTCCATAATCGCCTCTTGTTTGCGGTGTTCTGGGACACCGTCCAGGCTTAGTTCATTCATCGCGCTTGCGAACGACTTCAATGTCTTGTTCGATATCAGCGCGTCCTTCTGCGGGTTCGATACTAGTCCCTTTTCTTTCGTCATCTTCTATTCCTTCTGGTTCTACGTCGATTATGTCCTCTACCCCAGATGCAATCGCCTCTAATTCTGTGCGTGACATCTCGGTTAGGGACTTATGGCTGTGTTCATGCTGGTGATATGAGGCAGATAGGTCTGGTATTACCTTATTTAGCAGGTTTGAGAACACTCTCGCCTGTGTTGGCGACCATTCTCTGTGTCCTTTTAGCACTTCATCAGCCATTACAATGTGGTTTGACATGTTTTTCGCAATTTGACCACGCAATTTTGCTACCTGATTAGGCGATAAAGCCAACTGACCAGTGGCAGTTTGTACAGTTACGCTGTTTGTGAACTTAGCTCGTGCCATTTTTTCTCCTGACGTTTTGAAATTTGCTCGCGAGTCGAGAGGGGTCGGTGACGTGCCACCGCGCGCGGCGGCGGCGGTCGGCGGGATGCCCCCGCCCCCCACTCAGGCGACACACATGCGACACACCCCCGCGGAAACTCGTGCAAAACTGCGGTTTTCGCTCCCCTACTAGGGGAATTTCGCGCTCGCACGTTTTGGAGTGGCTCCCAACGCGCGCAACCGATACCTCGTGTGAAGCAATCTGAATCATTTCAAGAGTTTACGTGTACGCGTCACGCGCGTCGTCCGCCTGCGCACATCCCCAAGGGGGTTAGGGGTTTTGTGGTGGAGGCAAAGGCTTCCATGGGCAATTCCGCCCGCATGTACGAAGGAGAAATCACATGTACACACAAGTAAGCATCAAGAACATCGCGCAAGGCGTGAACGACAACCCCGCAACTCGCGCGGACGCAATCGCAGAAATGCAAAAACGCGTCACACGCGACGAGGCCAAGCTCGCGCAAACGGGCAAGGGCGAGGGCAAGCTCGCACGTGAGCGGAAATTCCTCGCGCAACTCGAATCGGGCGGCGCGTTGGACGCCAAGGCCGCTTTCGAGCGCGAGTTGACAAAACCCGCGCCCGTTGAGCTTCCCGCCGAACAGCCCAAGGTCACGCAACGTGCGATGCTCGACGCAATGCGCGAGGCTGACCCCGAAGCGCTGGCTGTCGCGTTCGCGTTGCTCAAAGCCTAACGCGCTCGCATCTGACCCCTGCCGCAGAAATGCGGTAGGGGTTTTTTTTGTGCGTTTTTGTCGTTCGCACAGGAGAACAACACAAACACCAACGACAACACAAACAGCCGAAGGAGAAATCACATGGCTAAATTAACACCAATACTCGACCACGAAGTCACTCAAGACAACGACGCAACACTGTGGGAAGACATCCAAGCGTTGGACTATCCAGCAACGGACGCCGACCCCAACACAGTGTGGGCGTTTGTCATGTTCAATCAACCACGTCTCGCGGGGGTGAACAACGATGAGTAAATCAATCGACGAACTTATGCGTGAAGACGCGGAAGGCAAGGATTTATATTCCGAAACATTCCGCGCATATCAACAACGTCTCAAACGCGAGCGTGCTGACAGGTTCGTGATGCACACCTGCATTGTGCTTATCAGCTTCGTGATTGGGTTCGTGTTGGGCGTTGCCGTATGAGCAACACCCACAGGTTCACTCCCAGACTAACCAACGGGAGACGACTTGAGTGCCTATTGTCGGACAACGACAACAGGCGCATCAAGCGTGGCGACTGGCAAGCCACTGTCACAGACCTCAACACAGGTCTGCAACTCAACGTCGAAGGTGCTGATTGCAACCTGCCAGGTTGCAAGTGCGATGCTGTTGTAATCAACACAGACGACTACATCAACCATGAGAGAGGAAACACAAATGGGTGAAAGAGCAACTATCGAAGTCGTGGATGACCAAGGCGAAACATCACCTTCCCACATCTACGTTCATTGGCACGGTGAACAGGAGTTCGTCTGCCAGTTTGTCAAGGACGCCGCAAAGGTTATGCGGAAGGGTAGCACCGAATATGCGACGGCCAGATTGGTCGCGCACATCTGTCGAGCAATCGACAACAACTCGGACGCGCTATCAGTT